GCTGGCCGCCGTGACAACCGACACGCTCAACGGCGCCAACGTGGCGGAGAAGCTATGGGACCGGATCGTCACCTATTTCGCCGCGGCGGATCTCTATGCAGCCTATCGCGATATCAGCGCCACCGATCAGGGCCTCGATCGCGCCGTCGAAAAAGACACCTCGGCTGATGAGGCCCGCCGTATCGCGCTGGGTGCCGTGGCCGATCTCCGCTCGATCGGCGCCGAGCCGGTGGGCCGAAACCGCGTGAGGCTGATCTGATGCGGCCCCCGGCATGTGTCGACTGTGCCCACTGCATCTGGAACGGGCAACAGAACTTCTGCACGCGCCGTCTCGGCAGATTTGATCCGGTGCGTGGCTCCTACCACGTGAAATCGGTTCTCGCCTGGCTGGAAAGGGCATCCATGCGCACCCTGCTTGGCAGGGCAAAATGCGGTCCGATCGGCAGATATTTCGTGCAGCGCCAGCCACCCAAAGGCCCGCCTCCGCCACCGGCGGGAAAGTGACCATAATGCCGCGCGAAGCCATCGCCCTCCAAGGTGAAACCGTCGACCAGGTCTGCTGGCGCGTGCTGGGCTACACCCGCACCGTGGTCGAGCAGGTGCTCGATCTCAATCCCGGCCTCGCCGCGCGAGGGCCGCGCCTGCCCGCCGGAACCGTCATCACCCTGCCCGAGGCATCGTCATCGGCCGCCGCGCAGACCCTCGAAACCGTCAGCTTGTGGGATTGATCCATGCGCAAGATCGATAGCCTGCGCCAAGTGCTCTCCACCTCGATCAAGGATCTGTCCAAGTCCAACGAGCGCCTGCGCGTGTGGACTGATCGCGGCACAGTGCAATGCCGGCAGACGGCCACGTTCGGTTTTGCCATGGCCTACCGCGTAAACGTCCTCTTGATGGACATGACCACCGATATCGCGTCGGTCGGCTATGTCATCTGCGCCTGGCTGCGCATCAACCAGCCCGATCTGCTGGCGCCCGGCAAGGATGCCTTCGCGCTGGATCTCGATGTGCTCGACAACGGCACGTATGACGCGCTGATCCAGATCGACCTAACCCAGAACGTCACCTGCGCCCTTAACGGGCAGGGCAAGATGCAGGTGGACTATCTGCCAGAGCCCGATCCGCTCTTCGCCGACGATCTGCCTTTCCCTGGCCTCGATGCTGTCCCGGTGCTCAAGGCGGTGTCCGTCACCGGTGACGGCCAGATCGCCCCGTTTGATCCGGCCGCCTGATGGCCGACGACGACCTGACCAGGCTCGACGAATGGTTCGGCCAGATCCTGCAGGGCCTCGCCCCGGCAGAGCGCCGCCGCGCGGCCATGAAGCTGGGCCAGGCCCTGCGCCGCAGCAACCTCAAGCGCATCAGCTCGAACACCAATCCCGACGGCACGCCGTTCGAGCCGCGCAAGGCCCGCTATGACCGCAAGGGCCGACTTCGGATGAAGGCCGGCGCCAAGATGTTTCGCGGGTTGCGCATGGCCAAGCAATGGAAGATCGATGCCGATCAGGACGGTGTGGAATTGTCGCCCGTCTCCCCCGTGGCCGCACGTATGGGCCGTGTCAGCCAGTTCGGTGAAACCATCACTGTCGGCCGCCTGCGCAACGGCAAGCGCATCCGTGCGCGCTACCCCGAACGCCGCCTGCTCGGGCTGTCCGATGAAGACGAAGATTTGGCCATGCTGATCGCGGCCGAAATGATCGAGCCGGACTAGGTAGAGCCAGCCTCTACCCGCCCAGCGCCTCCCCGCGCGCGCGAAGCCGCGCCATGCCGGGGCCATGGCTGACAGCACCACCGCGATTGACCTTTCCCAGCTCCCCGCCCCCACGGTGGTGGAGCAACTTTCCTATGAGGATATCCGCGCCGCCGCTGTGGCCAAGATGATCGAGGATCTCCCGACCTTTGACGCGACGGTGACCAGCGACCCGGCGGTCAAGGTGCTCGAGGTCTATGCCTATCGGGAGCTGTTGCTGCGCCAACAGTTCAACGAGCGCGCCAAGCAAGTCATGCTGGCCTACGCGCGCGGCAGCAATCTCGATCAACTGGGCGCGCTGCTCAATGTCAAGCGGCTGCCCGGCGAGCAGGAGGACCCCTACAAGGCGCGTATCCAGCTGGCGCCCGAAGCGTTCAGTGTGGCCGGACCGGCCAGCGCCTATCGCTACTATGCACTGTCGGCCGCCAACACGCTGGCCGATGCCAGCGTCACCAGTCCCAGGCCCGATAATCTCCGCGCGCTGATGCTGGGTGTGCTGGACGATCACGGCGCCGATGCCGGGCTGGTCGCCGCCGTGACCGTCGCCCTCGACGGCGCGATCTGGCCAGGCACGGTCGTTGTGTCACTGCTGTCCAGCCTGGGCGATGGTTCGGCGAGCGACGACGAGATCGAAGCGGTCGAACTGGCTGTCTCTGCAGACGAAGACGTGCGCCCGCTCACCGACTGGCCGCAAGTGCGCTCGGCCGAGATCATCGATTACGAGATCGATATCGACCTGGTGCTGTTCAGTGGCCCGGACGAGACCATCGTTTTGGCCGCCGCGCAGGAAGGGGTGGAAGCCTACAAGGCGGCCTCGCGCAAGCTCGGCCGGTCAATCACGCGCGCCGGGCTCTATGCCGCTGCGGTGGTGGCCGGTGTGCAGAATGCGCTGATCAACAAGCCGCCGGCCGACGTGGCGATCGCCAAGACGCAATGCGCCAATTGCGTGGGCACCGCAGTGAGGATCGCCGGCCGTGTCGAGTGACAGCCTGCTCCCGCCCAACTCCACCCCGCTCGAAGTCGCGCTCGCGCGCCTGGGCCTGCGTTTCGAAGACATCGACCTGCCGATCGAGCAACTGTGGGACCCTTGGGCGTGCCCGGTGGCCGTGCTGCCCTGGCTAGCTTGGGCGGTATCGGTCGACAAGTGGGATGCCGAGTGGAGCGAAGAGCAAAAGCGCGCCGTGACCGCCCGCGCGATCGAAGACCAGCGCAGGAAGGGCAGCGTCACGGCGGTGAAAGCCGCGCTGGCCGGGATCGATGCGCTGGCCACGCTTGTGGAGTGGCACCAGACTGCCCCGCGCGGCGTGCCACACACGTTTGCCGTTCATCTGCCCGCGATCGGCGCCGATGGCCCGGCCGGCGGCCCGCGCGTTTCGGCCGCGACCACCGCGCAGATCATCGCCGATGTCGTGCGGGTCTCGCCTGCGCGCAGCCACTTCGACGTGGTGATCGACCTTGCCGCTGGTGTCGCAACCGCCGCCACCGGCGCCGCGCGCGCCGCGCTCTATCGCCGCGCCAGCGCCGGCCCCGACACCAGCGGCACCGATTGGGCCGTGCTGATCACCGACGAGATCGGCGAGCCCCTGACCGACGATGCCGGCCAATTTCTCGATGGGAGTGCCTGATGACCGCGCTTGTCCTGCAAATCACCAACGCGGGCCGGGCGGCCATGGTCGATCCGGCCGGCGGCGGCACGCGCACCGTGCGCATTGCTGCGGCCGGGTTGACCCAGGCCGCGTTCGTGCCGGCGCCCACGCTCGAGGCGCTGCCCGGCGAGCTCAAGCGCATTGCCACGGTCTCCGGCCTGCCAGTGGCGCCCGATACCGTGCATCTCACCCTGCGCGACAGCGGGACCGATGCCTATGCCGTGCGCGGCTTCGGGCTCTATCTCGAGGATGGCACGCTGTTTGCCGTCTATGGTCAGGCCGATGCCATCCTCGAGAAGGCAGCGGCGGCCACGTTTTATCTGGCTGTCGACTGGACGCTCGAGGCGGCCGATGTGGCCGCGATCACGTTCGGCGACACCACATTTCTGAACCCACCCGCGACCGAAGCGGTTGCCGGCGTGGCGCAGTTGGCGACGATTGCCGAGGCGCTGGCCGGCCTGGTCGCCGACAAGATCATCACGCCCGCCACCATGGCGCAGGCATTGGCCGGCTATGTCAACGCGGCGCAGCTGGGTGCGCCGGGCGGGGTGGCCACGCTGGACGAACAAGGCAAGCTGGCGCTCGAGCAGCGCCCGGCGATCGACCTGATCGACGTGTGGCCGGTGGCCGACCAGGCCGCAATGCTGGCCAAGGCCGATGCAACGGTGGGCGATTTTGCGGTGCGCGCCGACAATGGCCTGGTCTATGTGCTGCAGGCCCTGCCGCCCAGCACGCTGGGCAACTGGCTCGAGATCTCGACGCCCGCGCCGGTATCGTCCGTCAACGGTAAGGTCGGCGCGGTCGTGCTCAATCCCGGCGATATTGGCGCGGTGCCCGCTGGCCGCAAGGTGCAGACCGGCGGCGGCTTGCTCGGCGGCGGTGGCACGCTGGCCGGCGATCTTACCCTGACGCTTGCCCCCGCCAGCGCAGCCGAAGCTGCCGATGGCGCGATCGGCAACAAGGTCGTCACCCCCGCCAGCCTCGCCACGATCCTGGCCGCGCTCGCCGGCAAAGCCAATGGCGCGGCCACGGTCTCGGCCGGCGGGTTGCTATGGGGTGGCGGCGCGCTGTCGGGCAATCCTACGATCGGGCTCGATGCCGCGTCCCCTGCCGAGATCCTCGCCGGGGCTGGCGGCAACAAGGCGATCACGCCCGCTGCACTGGCGGGCTTGCCCAAGAGCCTCACGCCCAACGGGTTCTGGGCGTTCCCCGGCGGCCTCAAGTTGATGTGGGTGCAGGTACGCCAGGTTATCGGCACGGAGACGCTGTTCACCGTCACTTATCCCGACAGCTTCAACACCTTTGTCGTGCCGCTCTCGGCCACCGCCTGGAACGCCAATTTTGGCAGCGCGCGCGACTTGTGGCTGCAGCTGGTGGGCGAGCCCGGCCTTTCATCCTGCACCGTCCAGACCCAATCCGACGATGGCCAGAACATGCGCATCGACGGCTTCAACGCCTTCCTTCTCGGGGTTTGAGCATGTCCGAAGTCTATTACAGCGCCGCGCGGCGCGGTTTCTTCCACGCTGCCACGCACCCGACCTTGCCCGACGATGCAGTGCGCATCTCCCGTCTGCGCCATCGCCAGCTGCTCGACGCCCAGGCGCAGGGCCGCACGATCGTGGCCAACGACAAGGGGCGCCCCGTGCTGGCGCCGATCGTGCCGCCGAGCCTCGAGCAGCTGCGCGCGCAGGCCAGTGCCGCCGTCAATGCCGAAGCCGGCCGCCGCATCCTCGCTGTCGCCACGCTCGAGCGCCAGACCAACGACAACGCGCTGATCGCCCAGGCCGCGCTCGCCGTCGCGACCGGGACACCGGCACCAGCGGGCCTGGCCGAAGCGCTCGCCCGCCGCGCCGCGATCGACGCCATCCGCGCCGCGTCCAACCGCATTGCCGCCACGATCGCGCAGATGCCGGCGGCAAACCTCACCGATTACGATGCCACGGCCGAGCGGCTGTGGGTGGAGGGCTGACCCATGGCCAAGATTTCCGATCTTCCCGAAGTGGACGCACCGGCCGGCACCGAGACGGTGCTGGTGCTCAAGGATGGCCAGGCCAAGCGTGTGGGCCTGGCGCCGCTGGTGCAGGCCGGCGCGGGGCCGATTCTTTCCCAGGCGGCGGGCTATCGCGACGAGGCCGGCGTGCAGGCCGATCGCGCCAGTACGGCTGTGGGCGGGGCACTGTCCGCGCTCAATATCTTCCTGATGGCGCCGGAGACCGGCTATCTGCTCGCCTTCCGCGATCCGGTGACCGAACGCGCGGTGGCCTGGATTACCACGGCCGGCACCTTCGAGTTTGCGTCGATCAATTTCCCCGATGCAGCGGTCACGCGCGAGAAGCTCGCTTCCGAAGTGACCGGCCTGCTGCCGATGCTGATGGCCCCGGAGACTGGCTTTGTCTGTGGCTTCCGCGATCCGGTCACCGAACAGACCGCGTTCGCGATCACCACCGATGGCAAGATCGTCGGCGGCTTCGAAGTCTCGCTGCCCAACATGACGTCCGGCCTGCAGCGCCAGCTGATGCTGCGCGACCGACTGCCGGCGCAGGGCCTGCCATCGTCGGTTCGCTCGCGCGCCTTCGAGACGGGCCTGCGCACGTCGACCGCCGGTTATGCCTGGGTGCCGCTGCCGCCCGAATTGACCACGCTGGTCACGGGGCAGAACCAACACGATGCCGCGTTCCGCCGCCGCTCGCTGACCCCGATTGCCGACCAATACATGGGCACCTGGTCTCCCGGTGCTTATGCCTCGAGCGGGCCATACCTGGGCTATTTCGATCATGACGATGTGCTGCCCGCTATCGTCCCGGCGGCCGGCAGCTACTTCATCTTTCGGCGTCAGGGTGGCGGCGCGCGCGATCTGGGCGGCACGGTCGGCATCGTCTACGAAGGCGATGCCATCGTTTCGGACGGCGCAGCCTGGCGCGCGCAGCACTGCCCAAGCGCGCCTGCGCCGTACACCGATACCGCCGCTGCCCAGGCCAGCACCTTTCGCACCTGGTGGGCAGTCACGGCGCCCGGTGTCTTCAACGGCGTGGCTTATGCCGCTGGCGATGTGATCCTCGGGCACGGCGGCACCTACTACAAGGAGTTCACGCGCGGCGATGCCGGCGCGGGGCAGTGGTTCAATGCCGGCGAATGGAGCGCGGCGAGCGGCGCATTCCCGGCCGGCGCGCAAGATGGCTATTGCTATCAGGTCACCGCTGCCGGAACCGTGGGCGGCATTGCCTTCGCGATCGACGACTGGGCATTTCGCTACAATGGCGCCTGGGGCAAATGCGCTGGAGAGGCGATCATCGCCGTGCCCGCAAATCAGCCCTATGCGCTGCCCTGCCGTACGGATGCCAGCGAGTGGGAAGCGCGGCTGCTCAGCAAGAGTACGAGCACGGTGTTCTTCAGCCAGAAGGTCATGGCGCGCTGGGACGCGCCCACGCCCTACACCACGGGCGTCGTGCTCTATTCCGACAGCATGGGCGGCTATCTCGAGGCGAGCATGGATGCCGCGCTCGGCAGGCGGACGTTCTATCTGGCCGATACCGGGCTGAACCTGTCGCAGGACAATGCCAACCATTCGGCCGGCGCCATGGAGATCGTCTCGCTGGCCGAGCGGGACTTCCTGACCGGCGACCAGTGGGCGGGGCATACCGTGCTGGGCTGGCTCGGACAGAATGGCGAGTGGTGGCAGGAGACGATGCGGGCGCACCAGATCATGCGCCGGCTCTGCAATGCCCATGGCGTGCCCTATGTGCCGATCTCGGTGCTCGGCCGCCGCACGGCAACGTGGAACGGGCAGCGCCTGGTTCACTACTGGCAGGAAGACCAGTTCAACAATGTCCTGGGCGGGGCGGGGGAAAGCCTGGCGCGCACCAACCGCGCGCTCAACGTCATGTTCGGCGGGCGCTACATCTACAGCCTCAAGGCCGTGCTCGACGGCGTGACCAGCCCGCTTGCCGATCCCAGGCATCCGGGGATGACCGAATTGCAGGTGGCGCGCCAGCTGGGCGTGGTGCCGCTGTCCTATTACTTCACATATGGCACCGTGCCCTGGTCACCCAACGACCTGGTCTATCGCGGCACGTGGAACGCGACGGCCTTGCCGGCCGGCGGCGCCAACCTCGATTACTACATCCGCATCGGCGATGCGGGCGCGAACAATGTCGAGGGCGGCCAGCGCTACGTGGGCAACATCATCGTCAACGTGGCCGGGGTGTGGACCGAATACCCGACCGGGGGATCGAACCGCGTCCACCTCGAAGCGACCGGCAACCAGGGCAATCCCGACCTTGCCAACAGCACCGTCAACTCTCTGAACCTTTGGGGCTACTGACATGGCAAAAAACGGCCTGCTCTTCGACTTGCCCGGCGCGGCTTTCACCAATCCCGCCCTGCCGCGCATTCCCGACAACTATCCCTTGCTCAACAAGGGCTCGCTCATGCTGGTCGACTTCGGCCACAGCCGCAGCAGCCCGGCCGCCGGCGTGCCCGGCAATGGCGCGACGATCACCAACCTGGCGTCGAAGTACGCGGGCAAGCTGCTCAACGTGGATCCCGCGCTGACGCACCCCACCATGGTGCGCACCGACCAGGCGACGGACATGCAATTTGCCCGCACAGCCAAGGGCGGGTTGCAATGCGTGGTCAGCCAGGTCAACGATGCGGCCAACCGCTATGCCATCCTCCGCGCGGCCGATGCGCTCAAGAACTGGGTGATCGCCAACCCCGACCATGATTACTACATGCACACGATCGAGCGGATCGAACGTCCCTCGATCTTCACCACCGGCACGCAGCCGGCGGAAGGCGGCATTCACGCGGCATCGAGCGCAACGGCCAACTACGATATCATCTTTCAACATGGGCTGATCCGGCCTTACCCTGGGCAAGCGACCTTCATTGGCCAACGTCTGTCGCCCGGCGCCCCGGCTGTTGGCCTGCAATTCAAGAACGGGGCAGCCAGCGCCTTTGCCGGCACCGTTCCGACGCTCGCCAATCTTTTGTTCTACCTTGGCTGGGGTAACTACAGTTCGTTTGCTGGCGCCAACCTCCACAAGGGTCGTTCGTCCACGCTCTACCAGTGGTATGTCGAAGATCTGACTGCATCGACGCTCCTCTATCCCGATGTCGATGCCGCTGCCTTTGCGCTTTATACCAAGGACTGGCTGACCGAAGGCGGACGCTATTACGGCGACGATCGGCCGCTCGATCCGGCCGCTTTCCTCTAGGTCAGCGGTAAGCCCCGCCTCTACCCGCCTGCCCGGTCCCTCCGCGCGCGCGATGGCCTTACCAACTGGCCATCGCGCGCGTTTGCGCATTCGCCGCCAGGGACCGATCCGTGAACAAATACTTCGATGCTCTGCCCGACGGCGTGAAGCACGCGCTCGATCTCATCTCATTTGCTGCCTTGCTCGGGAGCCTGATCAGCGTGTTGCCTGTCATTGCCTCCGTGCTCACCATCGTCTGGACCGCCATCCGCATCTACGAGACGGCCACGGTCCAAGCCCTGATCCATCGAAAGGAACGACTGTGACCAGCAAGGCCGAACTGCAAACTCGCGTCGGCGCAAAAGCCGATGGTGTGTGGGGGCCGAAGTCCAAGGCTGCCCTGCTCGCCCGCTTTGCCAACCGGTCTGCCCCGGCAATCACCCCGCCCGATATCGCGGCAATGGCTAAGCGCTTGGGCTGCTCTTATCGCCAGCTCGATGCCGTCCGCACTGTGGAATCAGCGGGCAAGGGCTTCGACGCCGATGGTCGCCCGAAAATCCTGTTCGAGCGCCACAAGTTCCACCGCTTCACGGCCGGCGAATTCTCGCCCGCGCCGTTCAGCCAGTCTGCCGCCGGCGGCTATACCGTCGATGCCGATCGCAACGGCATCAACGACAACTGGGACAAGCTCTCGGCCGCCATCGCCACAGGTGCGGTCGATGCCGCGTTCATGTCGGCCAGCTGGGGCGCGTTCCAGATCATGGGCGAGTGGTGGGACGAGCTGGGCTATGCCAGCCCGGTGGATATGGCGCTCGGCTGTGTCGCCAGCGAGGCCGCCCATCTCGAAATGCTCGGTCGCTATATCGAGCATTTCCGGCTGAAAGGCGCCCTCGCCGCAATCACCAGCAACCCCGTC